GACGGCGAGCGCACAGAGAGGACGAAGATCCTCGCAGAAAACCAAAAATATTTAGGGGGTAGTATCCAATGACATTATTTGAACTTAAGGAAAAACTGGCAACTCTGAATGCCCAGATTAAGGCTGACGCTGACTGGATCGCGGAAAAGGCGGCAGACCCAACCGTCTCGATGGATGACATTAAAGCAAAGAAAAACCATCGCGACGAGCTGACCGAAAGGCGCGACCTGCTCAAAGCGCAGCATGACGAAATGGAAGAGCAGCAACGCAACGCTCTTGCGCTTAAAGTTGGGTCAGGCGGTGGCCAGACTGAAAAAGATGTACTGCTGAAAAACAAGGCCGCTTTTTATCGTAGTGTAGCCTTCGGCGACAAAGAAGGCATGAAAAAGACTTATCAGGGACTCGGAGCTATTCCGGCTGGCTCTGCCGACTTCGGAAGCGGCTCAAACCTGCTGCCGTCCACACTCTCTAGCGAGCTGATCACCGAGCCGTTTGAAGAAAATAGCCTGCGCGTTGTTGAAGCAACATCTCAGATCGCAGGTCTCGAAGAGCCGCGCCTTACGTTTACGATTGACGATGAAGACCTGCTTGAAGATGTCGTGGACAAAGAAACGGCCAAGGAGATTGAAGTAGCGTCCGACCTTGTTACCTATGGCCGCCTTAAAACCAAGGTAAAGATCCAGGTGGCAGATACCGTTATTTATGGAACAGACACCAACCTGGTAGCGACAATCGAAAACGGCCTGCGCTCGGCACTGGCCCGTAAAGAGAAGCTTAGGGCGTTCGCAAAGTCCGCTGATGACACTCACAAGCACATGAGCTTCTATATGCTTGGCATCAAAGGCGTAACGGGCACAACTGTTGTTGCCACGATTATGGCGGCTCTCGGCGACCTTGACGACCTGTTCCGTGCTAACGCAAAGGTGGTTATGCGTGCAGCCGACTGGTACACCTACGTTCAGACTCTTTCCAACCAGGCTGGGGAACTTTTCACCGCGAAACCTGAAGAAGTTCTCGGCGTGCCTGTTATATTCAACGACAAGGCAACGATCCCAATCGTTGGTGATTTCCGCTATGCGAAGCAGAACTATGAGCCCGTAGCCGTGCTTGACTCCGATAAGGATGTTGATACAGGCATGTACAAATACGTACTGACCGCCTGGGGTGACCACCAGATTAAGTTAAAGAGCGCGTTTAGATTAGCCATTGTTGCCGTTGCCGTTATTGGCGGCGTGGCGACTGCTCAAACCGCTGCTGCCCTGGCCGGTGAGGATTTGACCGCGGTTGGTGTGTTTAACCATGATACAGCTCCAAGCTCCGGGGTTACCTATCTGTGGCAGAGCCTGCAGGCAGGCACCTGGACTGACCTGACCAGTGCTTATGCTGGCTACAACACCAATACCCTGACGACCGTCAACGGCGCGGATGAAACCATTTCCTTCCGCTGCGGTATCACCTATGACGGTAAGACCGCTTACACCAACGCTATTACTATGGCCTAAAGAAAGGAGACCGCATAATGGCAGTAACGGCCAACAGCTTAAGAGAATATTTAAGGCTGCCGCCTGACACGGTGACCGTAACAGGCGGGACGGTTGACCGTGCTGCCTTTATTGCGGCGGTCACCGAGGGCGGCACTTATGCATTTACAAAGCAGGGAGAAGGCTGGACCTTAAATGGTTCAGCCGTTGACCTCGCCGAGTACGGGATAACAGCTGAGTCAGGAGAAGAAGCGGCAACGGAAATAATGGTTGAGTACCTGACGATTCCCGTTGATTTGTACCTCGCCGCCGCTCGATCAAAAGCGGCAGCGGCCGGAGTGCCGGAGTTGGCCAATAATGCCCAGTACGACCTCTTTATTATGGCCCTGGCGGCTATGTACTACGATAACCGCGGGATGGCATTTACCGACCCTGCGACAGCAAGAACAGCCCAAAACGTGATTAACAGTTTTGTTTTAGAACTAAGATATGCGGGGGCGGGGGGCGATGTCGGTGTTTAATCCAGGGGATCTGCGCCACCGTATCGACATCTTTGCCAATGTACCGGTGATTAACAGCTACCATGAAACAACCTACGAGTTTAAAAAAGTAAATACGGTTTGGGCTGCTATCATTCCACAAACCGGCATTTTGCAACGGCAGCAGGTAGGCACGATCCTGACCAACGTAACACATAAAATTATTGTTCGTTATGAAGCAGGCAAGGCCATTACTAAAGACATGCAGATCGGTTTTGAAGGCCATCGCTTTGAAATCAAGTACATTCTTGACCCTTACTTCAAGCATAAATCTCTTGAAATCTTTTGTCAGGAGGTGCTTAGCTGATGGCTCACCTTGTAATAAAGGGGATCGGAGAATTTCAAGCCAAGTTAAGAGCTGTCGAGAAGAGAGCCCCGGACCGAATCTTAGACAAGTTGGACGAGGAAGGAAAAAAACTGAGAACGGCTGCCAGAAAAAACACGCCTAAGATTAGAGATAATCTACGGGGGGGTTATAAGCTGCTGTCTGCTGAGAAAATCGCAGGGGGCTATCAAAAGGGCATGACCAACATCGCTCCGCATTTTCATCTCGTAGAGAAGGGGCACAGACAGGTTACTCCAAACGGTAAAGAAATAGGCTTCACCCCTGGTAAGTTTTATCTGGAAAAGACGGTAAAAGAAAGAGAAGCAGACACGGCGAAGGAATTGGAAAACTGGCTTGATGAGTTATTTAAGGAGTTGAGTTAATTTGGATCTGCTGGACATCAAAAAAGCGATTAACACAATCCTTAAAAACAGTTTTCCGACAGTAACGTTATTTGCTAATGAGGTAGAAGAAGGCTTTGATAAGCCTGCTTTTTTCACCCAGCTAATACCGGTATCGCTTAATTATGAAACCGTAAACTTCATGAATGTTCGGCTGATGGTGGTGATTAATTACTACACTCGGGTATCAGTTGAGGTTGACAACCTCAAGATGGCGGGCGATCTCAAAAAGGCTTTCGGGATGGCCCTGGAAGTCAAATACACCTACCTGAAAGATGCTAAAACGGTAAACGCCGCCAGATACCTAAAGCTTGAAAACATCACCACGGACTATCCAGACAGAATACTGCAGTTTAAGTTCGACCTGAATTATCTGCAGAATGTAGAAAAGATTGATAACCATGAGCTTATGCTAGAACTGCATACGGAAATGGTTAACATCGAAAAGAGAGGATGATGATCTAAATGCCGTTACCCGCAATTAATATCACGTTTAGGCAGCAAGGCATAACGGCGATCAGGCGCAGCCAGAGAGGCATAGTCGCTCTGATCCTGGAAGACACTGTTCCGGCCACGAATCCGATAACCATTTTGACCCCGGCGGACATCCCTGCCGCGCTTAGTGATTTTAACAAAGAACAGATAGAGCTTACCTTAATCGGTTACCAGACGCCGCCGAAGAAAGTTATCGCCTACATCGTACCCGTAGGGACGGTGGAGGATCCAGTCGACTATTCAGCCGCTCAATTGTATCTGGAGAAAATCCGGTGGGACTACGTGGCGGTACCCGAGATAGCCACGGCCGATGTAACAAGTTTTGCAACGTGGATCAAGGCGTTAAGAGACACCAAAAAGAAAAAAGTAAAAGCAGTATTGCCTATTTGCCCTGCGGATCATGAAGGTATCATCAATTTCGCCACCGTGAAGATTGAGACGAAACTCAAGGACTACACTACTGCCGAGTATTGCGCCCGAATTGCAGGGCTGATCGCCGGGACCCCGCTGACCATCGCCTGCACCTTCGCCCCGTTGCCAGAGGTTACGGACTGCGACAAGATGTCTGATGAGGAACTGAGCACCGCGATCGACGCAGGTAAGTTTGTGCTCTACAACGACGGCGAAAAGGTTAAGGTTGCCCGGGGCGTCAACTCGCTGGTAACCACCAGTGAGGTGAAAGGCGAGAGCTTCAAGAAAATCAAAATTATTGAAGCTATGGACCTGATCCATGACGACATCAAGAAGACCGCTGAAGACAGCTATCTCGGCAAATACTCCAACAGCTACGACAATAAGTGTTTGCTGATATCGGCCATTTTGGGGTACATGGAAGGGCTTGAGATTGACGGGATTCTCGACCGGGGATTTTCGGAGGTGGGTATTAACCTGGAAACCCAGGCCGCCTACTTGAAGTCCATCGGCTATGAAACTAACGACGGACGGACCGTTGACGACATGAAGGATCTGGAGATTAAAAAGGCTAATACCCGTGACAAAGTATTTTTGTACGCGCTGATTAAGATTCTTGACGCCATTGAGGAAATCAATCTCCCGATCACCATATAAGGAGGAATTGACCTATGAATGAACTCAGGCCTGAACAGGTGATAAACGGCAGTTTCGGGGAAGGCTGGCTGGACAGCGATTATCTTTATGAAATCACGGCCCTTACCGCAAACGTGGCCATAAATTACGAGGATATTAACCGGCCCCGAAAACTGGGCGTAGGCAAGAAGATGATGGGGTACGAGCAGACCGGGACGTTAAAGCTAAACAAGGTC